GCATCAATGTCAGATAATGTTAAAGAACCTCTTGTAGGAGGAGTAGAAGAAGATACGTTAACGCTACCTCTAGGAATAGCAGTACCTTCGTTATCGTTACCAGCACCTGTAGTCGCAGCTGAAGGAGCTTCGAATTGTCCTACATAATTACATGTAGCTGTGCTGTTAATAAATGATGAGTATCCACCCGCAGAACGTGAGTTAGCGTTTTGTGAACCTATAGCATTTGAAATGTTATGAGCATGAATCATATCAAACTCAACGTCACGTCGTAATTCAGTACCACGCTTTTTAAGTTGATATGCGTATTCATCAGCTACACCAGCCTGATCAACAGCTCGTCTAGTTCCTGACACAGCAATAGTTTTACCATTGATCTGTGTATAGTTACCTAGTCTGGTTCTGTTAGGACCAGTATGAGCAAACTTGTCACCAGTAGCAGGCGTTGCGCCTGTACCACCAGAGCCATCAGAAGTTGGAGCAATCCAATCAGTACCCTCACCGATTCGTGAGTTACCAGGAGCTTCGAGCTCATCAGTTTGCCATTCATGATAAATCGCAGTAGCTTTTGCTTTACCAATAGATGCTGTAAAGGGAGTTTCGTCCCTTGTTATCATTGTAATAAAATTAGCAAGATCCTCTCTTTCAGAGACGTCCTTGTTTGTAGCACGTGCTGGACCTGCTGGTCCGCCTGTACCACGTACACCGAGTGTATTAGCCATAAGTAGTTACCTCCAAGGCATTGAGTTAATATTAAATATTACCCAGAGATCGCTGCGCCATAGCTCTTAAAAAATCTTTCTCATCACTTGAATTACCATCACCGCTTAGCACCTTAGACCTCAGTACTTGTTTAGCATCAGTCTTCTGTTGTGCAACAGTTTTAGACTTTTTTACTGGGGCTTTTTTAGCAGGTAATTTCTTACGTTTTACAGCGCCTTGTTTAACGCCTTGTTTTAACTGTCTGTAATCATCAACGAACTTTACAATAGTTGGATCAACTACCATATTTAAAACATCCTCAGATATACCTTCGTCTAATGCAAACTCACGAATTTGTTTCGCTTTGTTTTCATCATACCCTGGTATTAACGTTGGTATTGTTTCGTTAAAATGAGTTATTGAAGATTGCCACTCTTTTTGTAATTGTTCTTCTTGGCTTTTTTGAACAGCCTGTCCTAAACCCTCACGTTTTTGTCTGGCGCCCCAATACTCCTTTTGTGCTTGTTCGCGTTGATCTTTTAGTTCAGTTAAATTGTAAGTATCACCACTTGTGCGTGCATCAGTGATCTTTTTTTCAAGCTCATGATATTGATCTGCTTTGGCTTTTTCTTCAGAATAAAGTATAGCTACACTTGCTTTAGACATGTTGTCAAGCTCTGTTAGTTTACCTTGAAATTCTGATTCGAGTTGTTTCCTAGCGTCTCCAAGCTCTCGACCCTTATTAGAAAGAGATTGTTCAGTAGAGTAACCTTTAATAAGATCACCAAAAGATACTTCAGTTTCCTGTCCGTCAATTTTAACAGACACTTTAGCATCTAAGTCCAAATCATCTTGAGTATAAATTTCAGATTGGGTAGCGGCTGGTGCAGCATCCTCAACTGGAACTTCTTCACTTTCAGACTGAACTTCTTCTTCAACTTCTTCACTAACGGCTTCCTCAGACTCTTGGGTCTCTAAGTCTGGTTCTTCCGAGTCTAACTCAGGCACTTGCTCTTCGGGTAGAGATTCCTCGTCATTCGAAACAAAATCCGAATTACGAACAATGTCAGCCAGCAACTGTTCCTCTGTTCGACCTACATCGGCTTGGGAGTCATCCTGTTGGGTAGAGTCCACTTGCGCTTCTGTATTGTTATCCATTCGCTACCTCCTTTTTTGTAGGGGATGGCTTTGAATTCTTAAATTCCTTTATATATATATCTTTTAAAGTATGTAAGTTAACTAATAATCCTGCATTTATTTTGCATTTACCAGCTGATCTCATTGAATCATACTCTAATGTATTTATCATATTATCTATATTATTCAATAGTTCCGATTTAATTATTTCCCTCACTATCGTCCTCCTGCATGTGTGGTACGTTTTTTCCATAAGTTTCGAAAGCAATCATCTTTTCTTTAACACTACCTAG